TAAGAGGGGATGTACTTTCTACTTTCCCTGCATAAATTTCAGAAGGTTTATTATACTCAACAGCATTATTTATCATCTGTTTGAGTGCTCGTTCTAGTTTCGCCATTGTGTCCTTCCTCCTTGCCTATAGTTCCTTCAAGATCCAAATCCATAAAATATTCCTTGAACCCAAATTTATGTGTAACTTTATCAACTAACATATAATTTGCAAGTTTAAATTCAGCAACATCCATGTAAACGACAAAAGAAGAACCACCACGAATTCTAACATCTCCAAATATTCCTTTAAGTTTTAAAGTTTTTGTTCTTTGATTATAATATTTGAGCATCTTATTAGCACGTTCTCTTCTTTCCGCTTCTGTCGCATTACTTCTGTTTACTTTTTCAAAATATTGCAAAAGTCCCCATTTAGTGATATTTTCACTATCAAATACTTGATATTTCTCAAGTTTTTTCTCCTTATCATTTACATAGTCAAGTACAACTTGATTGTACGTTTCTTTGTCTATACTACTTTCAAAGTCAAAATCCTTTCCAGAAGTATTATCAAATATCAAATCTTTTATTTTTAAAGTTTCAGTCTCTTTTAATGTTAATTTTCCGTAATCATCATAAATTACATATCTTTTCTCAGTAAATCTTAATGTATCACTTAAAGCTCCTTGAATCATGTCAATTAAAGTTGTTCCATCTTCACGCCTTTTCTCGAATACATGTTCAGTATCTTCTATTTCTCCGATTGTGAGTTTAAAATCTTCCGCAATCATTTTAATAATTTCACTTGCTTTTTTACCTTTAAAAACGTAATAAGCTTTACTTTTTAAATATCTTAATTGATCATAAGCTGTAATTGACACAATGTTATCTTTACCAAGTTTTCGAGCAAATACATATCCTAAAAATACATTTTGTCCACGATATTTTAAACTTACCTGATCACCTTCTTGAACTTTTTCATCAAAAATCATCTTAAATGTTAATTTCCCTGGACTTGCTTTTCTTTCTAAAGTTAATTCTATACTGTTTGTAACTAGAGGTGAAACTATAGTTTTAGTACTCTGACTTGCAATTACCAGTTCAATATCCTTTTTCATTTCATAGCTTTCCTCGTTTGGTTTTGACATAAAGGATTTTATTTTTTGCGATATATTTTCAAGCATTTTTTACCACAACCTTAATTTATCTGATACAAAACCTGTAAGAGACGAAATCCCATTTACTTCAATAACAGTTTGAAGCTGGTCAAGACCACCAGTTTCATTCCTAATAACTTGCCATATTTTATCTCCATATTTCATTTCTTTTATTCGACTTTCCACTTTATCTGTCCATCTTTGATTTTGAATACTCATAGTTCCATCAGCATTTTTTATATATTGTTTTGGTCTAGGGTCAATAAATTCTTTAAATTTAATATCCACATAAACATCCATTCCTTCTTCAGCATCTTCTTCTACACTAAAATCTTCAATTGATACCTTAAGATTAGTGCTAAAATAGGCACGACCAGAATTTGGATAATTCCTAATTATTATTAGCTGGAATGGTTTTGCTCTTTTCTTTAAGTTTTTCAATTTATTTAGATAATAGCTTGGTCTTTGATAGAATCCTAAATATCTAGCAAATGGATAACGTTGGGATGGAAGCATGAATTTAAAACTTATTTCTTGCAAGCCCTCCTGTTTTAGCATATTAAATTCCGCATCATTTATTAAATTTATAACATTGTTCATATTCTTATGCGTAACAGTAACAGAGGAAGGTGCTACAGGTAAAAGCACCCTATCAATATAAAATATATAACCTTGTGTTCTCATTAATCGTTATGCACCCCTTCCGCTGCGGTATAAACGTGTTCTGCTAATCTTTCTCCAAGAGCGTCTATAAAATCATCCGCATCTGCTTCTTTTGAAATATCATTGTAATTTGTCATATCTATTTTTATCTCAGCGGTAGTAAATTTATTTACATATTCTTTTTCGGCAACATCTCTCAGATATTTCATATCTTCATCCATATCTGTCATTTTATCAGCCATTTTACCTGTATTGTCAGCAGTTCTTTTACTATGTGGATCTTTTTTATCTTTTCCTCCACCACCTTCGTCTCCTTTACCCTTACCACCGCCGCCATCTTTACCGCCTTTTCCTTTGTCTCCACCTTTTCCTTTGTCTGGCATAGGCTTGTCTTTTCCAATATCTGTTAAACTATCCCTTGCCTTATTAAGTCCATCAGTTAATCCTTTTACACCTTTTCTAACATCATTTTTTCCTTTGTCAAAGTTTGCATTAGGATTAGTAAGTTTTGTACCAGCCAACTTCCCAGCACCATTCATAACACCTTCCATTAACCCTGAAGGATTAGCAAACCCTGCATATCCAAATTGAGGTGCCTGTTTTTGTGCCACTTTAACACCATTAGCATCTCCATAGGCCATAGCTTGAATATGTTGAGCTGGAGTAAACGAAGCTCCACCTCCACCATCAACTCTGCCAACACTTATACTAAGAGCCCCGCCATTTGAAAAATGCGTACCAATAACAGAATCTACAACTTTACCAATTTCATTTAACCCTCGTAAAAATCCATTAACAAAACTTTCAACCATTTTTGCTAGAGAATTTATGGCATTGGCAAAAGCATTGTGAAATCCGTTTGCAACTGTTACCGCAGCTCTTCCTATTGCGTTATATCCGTCTATAAATCCATTTGCGACTCCTACAAAAAAATTATAAATTCCTTTTAAAATATTACATATTGTGACTTTCAACCAAGCCCAAACCATTGCAGCATTATTAACAAGCCAGTACCACGCTTGCAAAAGTATGTTTACAAGCCACACTCCCGCATTCCATATCCCTATAAAAACATTTATCACTAAAGCACCAAGGGCAATAAAAGCTATTATGGCTACTGAAACAAAGACAACTATTATATCCCAAATTATGATAAATACGTCCACAACAACTGCACATAACCAGTACCACATTCCACCAATTGTTTCCAATGCACTTTGAGTTCCTGTCGCCCATTGTACAGTAACAACCAAAGCCCATAGTATAACTACTATTAGCCCAATTATGATTGCCACAAGCCAAGTTCCAGGAAATGCCCAAGCTGCTTCATTTGCTGCAGTTTGAGCCGCAGTATAGCCGTAAAGAGCAAATGTTAAAGCAATTTTAGCTACTGTTAAAATAGTTGTTGCTACATTTAGGGCCGTTTTAGCCGCTACATTTAACCATTCTAAAGCTGTGGAAATTCCTTGCCAAATTACATAAGTCATTAGTGCAGCTGTAACTCCATAAATTATTGGACTTATTACTAACCAATTATCTGCTATAAATTTCCCAGCCATGGCAATTCCATCTACAACCCCATTCACTACTGCTTTTAATCCAATAAATCCAATTTTTAGATTAGTTATAAAAGATTGAAAGGCTTGGGAGTTGGCTAATTGATTTATCTTTTTAAGTATGCCTTCCATCTCCCGCAATGCAAAGTTTTTAGCTTGAGTCCAAATGTCGGACCATGTGAGAGGTAAAGTTTTAAACTTGGCATTTATATCATCTCCAGCACTAAACAAAGCATTTTTTATTATATCTGCCGTTATTTTCCCTTTTGCTCCTAATTCTTTCAATTCACCAACTGACACATCCATATATTTAGCTATAGCTTGAGCCACCATTGGAGCATTTTCCATTACAGAACGAAATTCATCTCCCTGAAGTTTTCCAGCTGCCATAGCTTGAGTAAGTTGATACATTGCACTTGTTGCTTCCATTGCATCTGCTCCTGATACCTTGAATGCTTTTTGCATAAGATTTGTAAACTGAACAATTTCATCGGTGTTGTTAAAAGCATCTTTTGCAAGCAACCCTAGTTTTGCTACCTGGTTCATACTATCAGTATAGGCGACTTTTGCGTCATTTGCCGACTGGTAAATCTGTTCTTTTAATTGTTCGGGTGCATCAGTTACTAGATTTAATCTAGCTGTTATCTGTGCATTTTGATCAGATGCTTCCAATAATTGTTTTGCACCCATAACACCTGCTATTGCCGCACCTACCTGCATCATTTTATTTTTTATAGTATCTGCAATACCTGGTGTCTTACTCAGGTTATCATTCACCCCTTTACTGTCACCTTTCATTTTCTGGAGTTCGTTATCAGCCAATGCTAATTGTTGCCTTGCTGTTGTCAAATTAGCAGTATTAATATTCATAGATTTTCCATCAAGACTGGATAAACTATTTACTGTTGCACTTATTGCATTATTTATTGCTGTGAATGTCTGTGTCATTCTATCATTTAAGATTATACTGTTTTGTATTGTAGCCATATTTCCCACCTCCTAACGTCTTCTGCGACTAGCTTTTCTCTTAGATTCCTTTTCTGCTTCTTTTTCTCTTTTTATTTTTAAATCAATACAGGCCATAATGAATCCTTTTTCATAAATATCCATTTCTGCAAATTCACTTGGCCGTATTTTAAGTTTATGAAGGCAATAGTAAGCATAATTATACTCTGCCACATTTGCCTCAATTAGTTTTTTGCTTCTTCTTTAATGTCCTCTATGTTGATGTCCCAACCGTTTATTTTTTGGACTTCTTGAAGCAATGACGAGTATTCTCCTGGAAGCAGCATTGCATTTATTAATTCTTTTGAATCCATTACTCCCCAAGAATCTTGTAATTCTTTATCGTTTAAATCAGGGTAAACTAATGATTTCAAAACTAAATCCATATAGTATCCTTGGGTATCTGTTTCTGGGACAAATACCCCTTTAGCTTTTTTAACTTGTCTTGTGTTTTGTTTTCTTAAAATATCATCCATTTCATTTGAAATAGGCTTTATCTCAAATTTTACAAAATTTCCTTGATCATCCTTGAATCTTTTTGAAATTTCCACTTCCTGATTTTCCACAGGTATTGTATTCTGTTTTAAAAAAAATTTTAAATCTTTCATTATTAAATATCCTCCTAAATTATTTTAAAAGGGAGTTTTTGGCTCCCTATTTATTCATTCCATCAAGCGGCTTAAATTTATCCACAAGTTTCCAATCTTCAAATGTGAAATCAAACTCATCTTCCAAATAGTCGGCATCCGCATCGAACTGTGCAATAATTCCTCCATCTAAATTACAGTCAATCAACATTATTGTCTGTTTATCCACGCTTGCTGTCGGATCTTCATTTACAATTTGCATATCAAAATACAAGTCTTTACCAGTTCTTGTATACTCCTGCAATACTTCTCTAAATATAGACGTATTAAAATGGAAAGTAGCACTTCCAGTTCCTTTCCATCCTGCTGCTTTATTCCCTTTCCCAGTTTTACCTAAGATTGGAACTTCAACCTTATTTTTTTCCATTTCTGCTTTTACATTTATAGCCTGCATAAAATTAAATCTTTTGCCCTCAATCGTAACAAAACACTTAGCAAGACTTCCAGATATAGCGTCCTTACCTTTCATAATTGCTGTATCAGCCATTTATTCCCACACTCCTTTAGCTTTTATTGTACGATTACATTCATATAAAGTTTTTCTATAGCTACAACAGGTTTTATATTAGTTGTAACTAGTACACTTTCCTTGGTTTCACCCTCAACTACTGTAATATCTGTTTCTTCATTGAAGTCTTTTATTGCTCTCAAATCTTCCAATGTTTCGTGATGTTTAGAAATATCACGTTTCAGGTCATTTCTGTCGTATTCTGTATTGTTTGACGAACCAAGATATGTCTTATTAAAAATTGTTGCTACGTCAATTGCAACCTGATCCAAAGTTCTCATCACTTGGGCGAACGAAAAATCCCTGTTCTTTCTTTTTATGAAAGAAACAAAAGAATTGATGTCCTTCAGAACTCTTATTTCATCCCCAGTTTTGTGGAAAATAAAATATCCAGCTTTTACAGCTAACTCCAACTCTGTCTGTGTTTCCTCTACCTCAAGTTTGAAATCCCCATTGTATTTATAGTTTGTCAAACTTCTATTAACAGCACAGTATGCTTCAGCTCCACCGACCCAATATACTGCTGAATTTTCAGGAAAATCAGAATCCAATGTTTTAGTTTTAACATTAATCACACCTTCATAATCCGGGTCATCAGCACGATAAACCACACATACAAACTTAGCACCAACTTTATCCCTCATTCTTTTTGTATACTGCACATACAAGTCCTTTATAGTCTTCTCGTTTGAAGTGCAGACTAGAACATTGATAAAATATTTGTCAATCTTATCTAAAAATTTCTGATGTGATGCTCCAGTCACAGTTCCATTCGTTCCACCTGTCATAGGCGTTCCTGCTGTTGCTGTAAGAGTTGCATCTGATTTAAAAATTACAAAGTCATTGTTCTTTAAATCCTTTGCAGTCGCAACTGTCTGAACATCCACCTTTTCAGATTCAACAAAAGTCGTAACATCAAACAGAGAAGCATTGTCAACGTTTGCCTGAATTGATATTTTAATATCATTCCCTCTTTCTCCTGTATATTTTGCAGTTCCAAAAGCATTCGAGGCTTTAACACCACCTGTATTCAGTTTAAAGATATAACCAGTTTGAGCGTGCTTATAGAAATCTCTCAGCCCTTTTAATTTGTCGCTGTCATAGGAATGCCCAAAGTATTTTTTAGAATTTTCAATAAAATCTTCATTTTCCACCTTAAAAATTTCCTCATCAGCACCCCAGTCAAGCTCAACTCCGATTGCTGCATACCCTCTATCCGAGAATACGAGTTCCGCTCTTTCCTTGCTTACAAAATTAATATATGTACCTGGCAAAACTTTATTCTGTACTAGCCAGGTACCTCCACCATAAGCCATTATTTAACCTCCTTGTCTAAAAAATTCTCTAATTTCTTATCGACATCTGACAATGTGTATTCCTTGTCATCCTCTAATAAGACATTTAATAAATCAGCTCTGTTTTTATATTTGTCAGATCCTATAATCTGACTTTTTACAAATTTAGTTTCATTTGATTTATTTTCAGTACTTTCTTTTTTTGCTTGCATTTTGTTTTCAACAGTATTATTATCTACCATTTCAATCCTCCTTCAATCCAGCATTTATTCCAAGTTTTCCCATTTTTGTTTTTTCTCCATCCAGTTTGTAAATAAACATTTCATACGTGACAAAAAAATGCAATACTTTGTCCTCTTCCCTTGAGTTCCTGTCAGTTCCTCGAACAAGTGTTCCATCATCAAGTTTTATATATTCAAGCACAGTATAAAGTTTATCCAGCATTTCAAATATATCTTGAGCCTTCTTTCTCTCAGGAAAATATACAATATCAAAAAGATAGCTTCTTAAATACCTGTTTCCAACAATCTGTTTTTCACTAGGATTCAACAAGTCAATAAAAAAGCAAGGCTCTTTAAAACCCTGCTCTAGTTCTTCTCTATGAACATCTATCCCTTCAAAATTTTCAGACAGTTTCAACCCTATTGCATTTACAATTTCATTTAACATCTATCCTCCTAACTTTTTAAGCCATTCAGTAATCTTCTTTTCAATAACAGCTGGAGCTTGCTTTTGCAGTTCACTTTCAGAAATTGTTAGCATAAACTTACCTTTTACCCAAGACTTTTTTAATCTCTTCCCAATAGCAGGAACAAATCTTCCTGGTGTCTGCCTGTGCCCAAATTCAACATAGCTTGCATATTCTGTAGAGTTTGAAACTTCTATCTCATAATTCTCTCCATTTTTTTTCACATCTGATACAGTCCAGTTTCTTCTTAGATTACCGGTGTCTGAAGGCGTCCTTTTAATTACTTTACGTAACAATCTCGCAGCCAATTCTTTTACAGTATCAATCATCAACTGCTCTTTTTCCTTTTCCATCTCCTCAATTATTTTTTGAAACTCTTTCAGGCCATCAAACTGTACTTTTATTTTTGAACTTGCCATTATGCTTTCTCCTGCTCTAATTCAAGTATAATCTCCTGATGATTAGTGTAAATTGCAGAAATTCCACTGTGTTTATATGTTCTTGTCACATTGTTCTGAGTTACTTCAATCATACTCCCTGGAGGAATATAAACTTCAGGGGAAATGAAAAGAGTGACAACTTGAGACACATTTGCTCCTAATTCCGTTTGATCTGCTTGGCTAACATTTTCAAAACTTAAATGACAAGGTTCACCTTTATATATTTCTACTTTTTCAGAGGTCACTATACCATACTTATTTTTAGACTTCTCATTTTTATAAACTGTGCATAGCCCGCTCCACATAGACTTTATTGCGTCTTTTGCACTTTTTAAAATATCACTTACCATACTAGCCTCCTAAATCTTAGTATTTCTTCTTCTCCATAAGTTAAAAGATTCGTTAAATATACTTCAAATTTATCTCCTGTGCTTTTAGTATCATCGAAAACTACTTTAGTTTTCCCCTCACTTATCTCTTT